AAAACCATATTTATATACACAAACAATAGGAAAGCACTATGGGATTTTTAGATAATTCATCGGTAACGGTAGATGCGATTCTCACCAAAAAAGGTAGAGAGTTATTAGCACAAGGCCGTGACAAATTTCAAATCACTCAATTTGCATTAGCAGATGATGAGGTAGATTATGAACTTTGGAATCCAGCACACTCGCTGGGTTCTGACTATTATGGTATCGTCATTGAGAATATGCCAGTGATTGAAGCAATCACGGATGAGAATTATGCAATGAAATACAAATTGTTATCACTTCCAAAATCAACTACACGGTTACCATATATTTCAGTTTCACCATCCTCACTAACATTAGATGAGGGTGCAAACAATTCATTAATAGCAGTAACTACTAAAAATGGTGGTAACGAGAGCTTGGGATACACAGCAATTCTACTTAACAGTGACGCTGGTACTATTACTGGTAATCCTGGTGTTCCTGGTAATGTAACTCCAATCGTTAATGTTGGTTCATACAACACGGCACAATCACAAACTGTTGTTGGTAAAAACCAATTTACGTTTGTATCTGCCGCTAACCTACCAAATGATACTGCAATTTCAACTCGTATTATTATCATAGGTAATGAGACTGGTGGTAGAACTGAGATTGATGTAACGGTTAATGTTGCAACTGATACACAAACTAATGTTGTGGTAGTCGCAAACTAAAGAAGGATATAAGATGGCAATACAAGGTATAGGTGGCGGTGGTTTCGGATTAGGTGGGGGTGGTAACTCTGGTAACCCTGGTGGAACTCCTCCCGGAGGAAACACTGGTGGTCCTACTGGCCCTACGGGTGGCGGTAACACTGGTGGGTCCGCAATTCTAAACGCACTAAACAACTCAGTTTCAGTCGGAGAACTTTCAGCAAATGATATTTCAAATGACGCAACACCCATAATCCCAGCAGGTGCATATGATTATGGTAGTGGTAAGGTGTATACTGCATTTACAGTAGAAGATGTAGTAGAAGGAAACACTCAACGAGTTACTCGTGGTTTGTGGAGTGGTAATGTGGGTGAGTTAACAACATTCTTTACATCATCATTTCAATCTACAACTCAAAAGGGTTATTACTATGAGATTTACAATGGTAGCCCAGCGGATTCGACTAAAGAAGCTCAATTCTCAATTGCGTATGGACACTACGCTGGTAGTGGTTCTTTAGGTACAAATGAAGACTCACCATCAAATGCAATCTACTCACAATTCCAACAAGTTCTTCTTCCAGCATCTCAAACAACATTTACCTTTGGTGATGTAACGCAAGATGATGTGTACGTAATCTCAATCAATAGAGCACGTATCAAAGATAAGTTAGACCCTGGTAATTGGGAGTTGGTATTATCTGGTTCAGCGGGTGAAACACTTAGATTGATTGATAATAGTGGTGATACTAATCAATTGGGTAACTCAAACAAAAACGTATACAATGTGGTATCCGGCTCACTACTTAATGGTGTTTACAGTGAAACTGAAGTATTCGGCGCAGTATACCCACAATTTGGAATCATTGTATTAGGTGCGGCCGGTCTTGACGCTTCTGCTTCATTAGGAACTATAAGAACAACAAATACCGATGCACAAAACCACGGAAAGCTGTTTACCGCAATTAGTGGTGCTGCATTTGAAGATTCGGCAAACGGATTCCAAGCAAGAAGTGAAGAGGAAGTAAAATCAACATTCTTCTTTGTAAGAGCTAAGAATGCAGAATATAACTTCTCAAACAACCCATCTTATGTTACTGGTTCAAATGGTAAATTAAACCAACAAACTTTTGTAGGTGACCCTAAGTCATATATTACAACTGTTGGTCTTTACAATAACGATAACGAACTTTTAGCAATTGCTAAGTTGTCTAAACCTCTATTGAAATCATTCTCTAATGAGATTTTAATTAAGGTTAAGCTCGACTTCTAAAGATGGTAACCAATGGGAATAGTATTCAAAAAAATCTTCAATGGGGGTGTCCAATCAAGACCCTTCAAGGCACATAAACGATATGAGGTTACAAACGTAAACCACTCATCATCGTTCGAGATTTCCGTTCTCAGAGGCATATCCGACAATGGTATTTTAACAGAGGTATCGACATCAGTTTCAGGCGAGATTGGTGTTGATACTTTTCTAACATCATCTGGTGGTGTAACTCGTGAGTTAAACTCAATACCACAATACATTATTTGGAATTCAATAAACTCAACATTCTTTAAACGAAGAAGTGATATAAAATTATATGATACTGCATCGGTAGTGTCTATCCCACAAAACAAATTTGGTAATGGTATAAAGCCGGGTTCTGTTTTTATTACTGATAACTCACATTACCCATCATCATCTATACATCTATACGACCAAAAGGTTGATGATGAATATGGATTACTAATTGCAAGTGAACAAACCGGGTCAGTATACACCAAACCATCAGACACTTTAGTTTATTTAGATTTTGAATCAGATACTTCAGATAAGTCTAACTATCAAAATAGGATTATCTAATGGCTACACTTTCAAGTAATTCTGCTATTTCAAAAAATCCAATTTCTGGCATTGGTAATACATACAACTTTGAACAAACCCGAAGTATTCAGATTAGACACCAAGAACACTTCAATGTATTAAACAAGAATGATGATTGGTCAGTTTCATTTTGGGCAAATATACCACCATCACAATCATTAGCAGGTAGACAAATCCAAAGTTTAGTTCAGAAGAAAAATACTGAAACATATATTGATGATGCTGGGTTAGAGCAAGTTAGGTCGAATGGTGTTGGTCAATATCCATTTGATATATCATTCTATACCGAACTACACCCTACGAGTCCGGGTCATATATTTGTTAAAGCATCTGATGGTAAATCAGTACTAAATGTATCCTCTTCAAGCCCTTTTAACGATGGGCAACCACACCACTATGTACTAAATAAGGTTGGTGATAATATATCATTATATGTGGATACTGTAAATGAAATTACGTCATCATATTCATTTAGAGGTTCGGTGACCAATAATCGTGATATACTCATTGGTAGTAGAAATGTAGAAACTGTTGGGGGTAACTTTAGTGGTTCAATGTCTCAATTCAGAATTCATAGAACGAGCTTATCATCCGATATGATTTCATCCTTAGCCGATAATTCGCCAAGTGGTTCTTCTCTTCAACGAAAAGAAGTGGGATATGTATTTTATAAGCAAGGTATGATTATAACATCAGACCCACGATTCAGATATCAAAATCTATTTTTGGGTAATGGTAATTGGAGCTACACCAATAGAGACTATGAATTAAAATATCGTGCTACTAAGCAAATAGAGGAAGTATCAATCCTCTGTGAGATAAAACGAAATGAATACAATGTATCATCAAACCCATCTCTAAGAATTGATTCTACCGACACCGACCCAAGACTACAAAATATGGTTACAGGTTCTGATTTCAGACCATACATTACTCAGATTGGGTTATATAATGACACTGGTGATTTACTTGCAATTGGTAAATTAGGGTCACCATTAAAGAAAAGAAGAGATGTTGATGTGACTGTCAATGTTAAATTTGATATAGACTAAAAAGTTATGGCAAAAGGAAATTGGTCTCACATCCAAAAGATGAAGGGGCATAAAAGTGGATTAGAAACCCGAATCGATGAACAACTTAAATTACAAGGTATTGACGGTGAGTACGAGAAGCATGAGTTCGGATATACAATTCCAGCAACTAATCATACTTACAAACCAGACTTTAGATTACCTAATGGTATATTCATAGAGTCAAAGGGGTGGTTCTTGCCCGATGATAGGAAGAAGCATCTTTTAATCAAAGAGCAAAATCCTAACGTTGATTTACGATTCGTTTTACAATCCCCCAATGGTAAAATTTACAAAGGTTCAAAGACCACATACGCTCAATGGTGTGAGAAGAATGGGTTTAAATGGGCTAAGAAGGAAATCCCTCAAGAATGGATTGACGAAAAACCTTCTGCTGATTTCTTTGATTTCTCAAAATAATTTTGTATATTAGTCTCTATGGAAGATAGACTGTTAGAATTATTGGAGTCCGTACTTGGGTCATCCAAGAAAACGAGTGGGGATAATTATGCATTCTATTCACCATTTGTTGACCATTACAAACCAAAGTTAGAGATTAATATACGAATTAATTCTAAAGGAAACAACCCGTGGCATTGTTGGATTTCGGATGAGAAGGGTCGGAGTATAAAAACCCTATTCAAAAAACTTCGTGTATCTAAACACACTTGGGATGAATACAACTCAATCTTCAGTAAGGTAAATCGGTATAGAAGTGAGTATGATAGTGCAGATATAGTAGAGCAAGTAGAGCTACCTAAAGAATTCACCCCATTATATAAACTATCTAACTCGTACAAAAGAAAACACGCACTAAACTATTTGTTAGGTCGTGGTATTAGACCTGAGGATATTGTAAAGTATAACATTGGGTTTTGTGATGAGGGTGAATATAGAGATAAAATCATTATACCATCATATGATGAACGTGGTAAATTAAACTTCTTTGTGGGTAGGTCATTCTACCAAACACAATACAAACATAAGAATCCAAAGGTATCCAAAGACATTGTAGGGTTTGAACTGCTTATTAATTGGGACACCCCATTGGTGTTATGTGAGGGTGCTTTTGATGCAATTGCGATTCGTAGAAATGCAATACCACTCTTTGGTAAATCAATCCAATCTGAATTAGAGAAGAAAATAATTGGCAATTCTGTAAAAAAGTTGTATATTGTATTAGATTCGGATGCTATAAAGAACGCAATCCGTTTAGCAAAGAAGTTTATGTCGTATGGAATTCAGACCCATTTAGTAGATTTGGGTGATGAAGACCCATCCGATATGGGATATGATAAAGTTAACAAACTAATATATAATACTCCACCATTAGACCTACGGCGGCTGGTAGAGTATGAACTATTTAGAGTATGAAGCGACTCAAGAAATTAAAAGTCGGTATTGATAAGGTAAATAAAATCTATCATATCGCAGATGTTCACATTAGAAACCTCAAGAGACACAAAGAATATCGTGAGGTATTTTCCCATCTTTATGGTTATATTCTGAGCACTATGGAGGAAAACGACATCATCTACATTGCGGGTGATATCGTGCACGCAAAAACGGATATGTCACCTGAGGTGATAGATTTGACACAAGAGCTTTTCACTCGATTAGCAGACCTGCTTCCTACAATTGTTATTCCTGGTAATCATGATGCTAACCTAAATAACACATCAAGGTTAGATGCACTTACACCAATTGTAAATGCATTAAACCACCCAAACTTATTTTATCTAAAAGATAGTGGTGCTTGGTCATTGGGTAATCTAAGTATAGTTCACCAATCAGTATGGGATAAGTCGCCAGGATTTCCACCCGCAAGTGATTATAGTGGTGATGTAAAAATTGGGGTATTCCACGGACCGGTTGATAAGATTGAGACTGAACACGGATTCGCTATTGAGAACAAAAACATAAATGTAGGAAACTTTGATGGGTATGATATGGTGATGTTGGGTGACATTCATAAACCAAATAATCCAGTACAAGGTGTGGAGACTATCAAGTATCCCGGCTCATTAATCGTTCAGAATCACGGAGAAGCAAAATACCCTAACCACGGTATTTTAGTATGGGATGTCCAATCTTGTAAAAATAAATTTGTAAACATTCCAAACGATTATGGATATGTTACAATAGATATAGAAGAAGGTAAGATTGTTTCTAACATACCAATTCCTTTAAAACCACGAATGAGAGTTCGTGTAAAGGACACGAAGGCATCTGAACTTAACGCGATTATTGCTGACCTAAAGAAAGGTCGAAAGGTTCAAGAATTAACCATACAAAAAGTTATCACCCGTAAAGATGGTAGTGAACACGAAAAGATTATTCTTCAGAATGTCCGCGACACCGCTTTCCAAAACAAACTGATTGAGGAATTCTTAAATGACACGGAACATCTCACCGAGGAGCAACTTGAAGTTGTTAAAGGTATTAACAATGATATCAATTCAAAACTCGGAACAACGAGAGCAATTGTCAACTCAACTTGGATACCAAAGGTGTTTGAATTCTCAAATATGTTCTCGTATGGTACTAACAATGTCATAGACTTTAGTCAAATGAAAGGAGCATATGGTATCTTTGCTCCAAACGCAAGTGGTAAGTCAACCCTATGGGATGCTCTTTCGTTTTGTATATTTGATAAATGTTCAAGAACCTCAAAAGCAGAGGATGTGTTAAATTACTCAAAGATGTCTTTTGATTGTAAGTTCACATTTGATTTAAATGGTGTAGAATACACTATTGAGAGAAGTGCTAAGAAGTCGCCTAAGCGGGGTACTGTAAAAGTAGACACTAACTTCTATCGTATGGTAGATGGTCAAGTAGAATCTCTTAATGGTGAACAACGTAGAGAAACAAACGCAATTATTAGAGAATATGTTGGAACATACGATGACTTCGTACTTACTGCGATGTCAACCCAATCAAACAATAGTGGATTCATCGAGAAATCACAAAAGGAACGTAAGGAGTTGCTCGCACAATTCCTCGATATGGATGTCTTCGAGAATCTCTACCAAATTGCAAGTGAGGAGATTAAAGAACTATCAGCTCTTTTAAAAGATTATAAAAATCAAGATTTCCCAACCCAACTTGCAGAAGCACAAGATAGTCTCACATCTATTACAGGGTCACTAACTACTTTACAAGATAGAAAGAGTGAGTTAGAAACAAAGAGAGACAACACCAATACCAAGATTGAGTTTGAGATGGGTAGTCTCAAGCCGGTAGAAGATTTGGGTGATGTATCTGATTTGGAATCCGAATTGGAAATACAGCAGAAGATTATCAAAAAGCAACAAATATCTTGTGACTCAAACTTAACCCAAATCAAAAAGGTTAAAACTGAAATCAAAAATATCGAAAAGAAGTTGTCTAAGTACGACGCTGATAAATTGTATGAGACTGAGAGGGAATACAACCGATTAGACAAAAAGTTTAACCAATTAGGTATTGAATTAGACAAACTTGAAACCGAGATGGTTCATTCAAAAAAACACTTGGATGGTATTGGGTCTTTGTCATTCGACTCCAATTGTAGTCATTGTGTTAATAACAAGAACACCCCATTTGCGCAACAAGCAGAGACTTTGGAGAGAGAACTGCAAACGTTGGGAGACAAATATTCAAGTATCGTTTCGGAGAGAATATCCGTAATGGATGAAAGAAACAAATCGGATGTAAGTTCTCAGATTGAAGAATACGAAAAGTTGGTATTGGAGTCTAAGGACGCA